ATGTCGGAACACGGTCAACGTCAAATGTCGGACGCGGGTCTAGACTCGACGTATATACCTCACGGAGTCAACACTCAAGTCTTCAAGCCAACGTCGAAGATCTTCGGCCGGCCAACCCGGGAGTATATGGAGATCCCGGAGGACGCGTTCTTGGTCTCGATCGTCGCCGCGAACAAGGCCAACAAAATCCTCCACAGAAAAGCGCTCGGTGAGCAACTCCTCGCATTCGCGACTTTCCGCCGGAAGTTCCCGAACTCGTTTCTCTATCTGCATATGGAACCGTCCCGAGCTTACGGCGGGTTCGATATTCCGACGATTCTCAAAGCTGTCGGCCTCGACGAGTCTTGTGTTCGGATCGCTGATCGGGATCGTCTCCGGATCGGATACGCTCAGAAAGAACTCGCGGCGCTGTATTCAACGTCCGACGTCCTTCTCAACGCGACCTATGGGGAAGGGTTCGGAGTGCCGACCGTGGAGGCTCAGGCTTGTGGAACGAGAGTGATCACGTCGTCTTGGACGGCTTCGGCGGATCTCGCCGGCCCGGACTCTTGGCTTGTCGACGGACAACCTTGGTGGGACGATCCACAATCCGCTTTCTTTCAAGTTCCGCACGTTGGGTCGATTGTTGCCGCGCTCGAGCAAGCTGTCGACGCTCCTCGCGGGACAAGTCAATCGTCGATCGAGTTCGCGAAAGAGTTCGACGTTGAGAAGGTTTGGTTGACGAAGTGGATCCCCTATCTTCGGGAACGGTTCGGAGAATGAAGCTCGAGGATCTCCAAGGACGACACGCCGGAGAAACTGTCTACGTCCTTGGATCGGGAGCGAGTCTGGGGTTCTTGGATCCGAAGTTCTTTCTCGACAAGACTGTCGTCTCGACCAACTTCTCCGCGTCCACTCTTGGCTTGTCCGACTACTATCTCTTCAGCCACTACCACTACGTTCTCGAGGATCTTCGCCAAGACTTCCGGGCCGCCGTAACGCATAGACTTTGCTCGACTCGTTGGAGCGGAGAGTTCTTCCCCGGACGGGGCGAGAATCCCGATCCGGAAGCTATCGGCCGGAACGTTATTGTGAACGATCCGCCGGTCCCGGATCCTCCCGCGTCAAGTTTTGATCCTTGGACTATGGCGGAAAGAGACCGGCTAGTGTTTGGGTCGTCAAGTATTCACGGCGCTATGCAATTAGCGGCGGAGCTCGGCGCGCGCTGGATTGTCCTCGTCGGAGCGGACTGTGGAACGATCGACGCCAAGGACAGAATCACAGGGTATCCGGTCGCCGGACACCAACCTTGGGCGCTATACAATCGGAATCTCCTTGAGATGAAGCGCTGGATCCGACACGTCTACGGATCCGAGACGTATTCTCTCAACCCGTTCGTGAACTTCAATCTCGAGGGACACAAGTTCCAAGGAGTCAACCGTGATACCTAACCTAGTGATCCCCGTTCTCAACCGATACGATCTTCTCCAAAGAGCGATCTCGTCGGTTGACTTTGAGATCCGTTCTCTGTTGATTGTGGATAACGGTCAAGGGCCGACCGAGGAGATCGCGATCTCGGACGCTTTCGCCGATGTGACGTATCTTCCGCTCCCGTCGAATCTTGGCGTGTCGGCGTCTTGGAATCTTGGGGTGAAGCTCTTCCCTCACGATTCGTATTGGCTCTTCTCCTCGAACGACGCGGTCTTCAAGCCGGGAGCTCTCGAGGAGTTCTCGGAGACCGGACCGGACGACGTCCTTCTCTCCCCAAACTTTCCCCGTTGGCAGACTTTCAGCGTCGGAGAAAACGTGATACGAAACGTTGGTCTCTTCTCGGAGGACCTATACCCGGCTTACTTCGAGGACGACGACTTCACAATGAGAGTCGAAAACGCGGGCTTCCAACTCCGGAGAATCGAGACGGAAGTGGAACACGACAACTCTTCGACGCTTCGCGCGGAGCCTAGCTTCCAATACAAGAACGAGATCTCTTTCGCTAACAACCGGAAACGTTTGGCGGAGCGCCGCGCGTCCGGACAGACCGGGCCGGGACTTTGGGATCTTGACGTTCGCCGCGTCAACGATTGGACGAAGGAGCTCGAGCGTTAGGCGTTAGAATGGTGGGGGAGGTTTCTTGTGGCGATAACGAACGGATACGCGACGCTGTCGGAAGTGAAGGCGGCGCTCAGAATCACGGACTCGGTGGACGATACTCTTCTCGAGACTTCAATCGAGGCGGCGTCTCGCGAGATCGACGGAATGGCGGAGCGAGTCTTCTACTCGGTCGGGACCGCCACTCGTGTCTATCTTCCGGACGACTCTTACACGGTCTCAATCGACGATCTTCAATCCGTCGTCCACATCAAGACCTCGTCGACCGGAGACACGTTCGACGTGACGTGGGCGGGAACCGATTACCAGCTCGAACCGTTGAACGGTCAAGTGTCGGGACTCTCTCAACCGTTCACTAGAATCCGCGCGATCGGAGAGTATCTCTTCCCGATATGGGATCCCCGGAACGTCAACGCTCACGAAGCGACCGTCGAAGTTCGAGGCGTCTTTGGTTGGCCGAGCGTTCCGGCCGCGATCCGACAAGCCACAATCATCTTGTCGATACGCCAGTTCAAAAGATATGACGCGCCGCTTGGCGTGGCCGGCTTTGGGGACATTGGTGCGATCCGGGTGGGCCGTTACGATCCGGACGTCGAGGCTCTTGTGTCGCCGTACAAGAAGGTGAGAATGGCGTGAGTATTGCTGACATTCGCGACGGTATCGTCTCGAATCTCGCGACGATCTCAGGTCTCCGGACTTCGGCAGACATTCCGGACAATCCGTCCCCGCCGATCGCTTTCGTTGGTTTGGAGTCTGTCCAATACGATCAGAGCTTCCAACGAGGACTCACCGAGTACAACTTCACCGTCACAGTACTTGTGGGTCGCGTGTCGGAGAGATCCGCTCAGCGGAAGCTCGACGAGTATATCTCGAACGGGGCTCGCTCGATCAAGCTCGCGATCGAGGCGGACAAGACTCTCGACGGCTCCGCTTACGACGTGCGGGTCTCGGAGTTGAGAAACGTCGGTACGGTATCATTGGAGCAAGTAATCTACTTGGCGGCCGACTTCGCCGTCACAGTATTCGCAGACTAAGGAGACATTGTGGCTAAGTTCGTAGCTACTGACTATGACATCACGATCGGTGGCACCGACTTCTCGGCAAGCCTCGCCGCCGTCACTTTGGACGTTTCCGCCGACGAGCAAGAGACCACCGCGTTCGGCGACTCTTTCCGTTCTCGTATCGGTGGACTGAAAGACGCGTCCGTATCCCTCGACTTTCACCAAGACTTCGGAGCCGCGTCGGTCGACGCGACTTTGTGGCCTCTACTTGGCGGCACCGCTCAGATCGTCGTCAAGCCGACGTCGAGCTCAGTGAGCGCGACCAATCCGAGCTATACGTTCACAGCTCTCGTGACTCAGTATCAGCCGTTCGCTTCCAACGTGGGCGACTTGGCGACGCTGAGCGTGACGTGGCCTGTGACGGGAGCGGTGACTCGCGGGACCGCCTAACTCGTGCTAATGTCGAGGTATGAACTTCAACCTATTAGTTAAGTATCTCGACGGTTCCGAGAAGGAAGTGTCTGGCAGAGCGTCCGACATTGTGGCTTTCGAGTCGCACTTCGATCTTTCGATCACGGCGCTAGACAAGAGTCTCAAGCTCACGCACTTGTTCTTCTTGGCTTGGCACTCGGAGAAGAGAACCGAAGCGACGAAGCTAACGTTCGAGAAGTGGCTCGAGACGGTCGACGGCGTGGAGGCGGCTCTCCCAAAAGAATCGAAGGGCTAGGCGAAGCCTCGGCCCATTGGACGATCGCTAGTATCGCGGTCGAGACGGGGATCTCTCCTCGGGAGTTGATGGAGCTTGATCCGCGAATGTTGTGGACTCTCCAGCGCGCTATCGTCGCGAAGGCCAATCGAGGGCGTGGTCGACGCTAGAATGGATACGGAGGCGCGCTGTGGTATTGAAACCGACGATCGACTATACGGAGCTCACGTTCGTCGTGAACGAAATGAAGGCGTTCGACAAGAAGTTGAAGGGCCGAATGGAGCGGGCTCTCCGCACTCGTCTCGGCGGCGTCGCGAAGGATATGGATCGGGAAGTCGCTTCGATCAACCCGCTCCCGCCGTTGTCGGGTTTCCGGAATCCAGCTCGTGGGGACACGTTGGATTGGGATCCTATTCAGACCAAGATACTCTCTCGACTTTCTGCCGGTAAGGGTAAAGCGATCCTTCTCGTCCACTTCGAGGGTTCCCCGAATAAGCGAATGTTCCAGATCTCCGAGTTCGCTGGATCGCGGAACAACTATACGACTCCCCAAGGTCGGGCAATGATTGAACAACTCGAGGGTCGTTTCAAGTTGGTTCAAGGGAAGGGCGGCCGGTTTGGTTTCCGCGCTTTCTTGAACGTCCAACCGAAACTCGTTCGTGAGGCCGAGAAGGTCATCAACGAGTTCGTCGACCGATTCAACTCGACAAGGAATCTCTAATGGCTAAGCCGGTAAACATTCCGATTACTTACAAGTCGGATCCGAGTGGGATCAACAACGGGATCTCTTCTCTTAACGCTTTCAAAGCTGTCGGGGTCGCGGCCGCCGCCGCTGTCGCCGCCGCGTTCGGTAAGATCGTCTTCGAGGCCGGGAAAATGGCGATGGAGTTCGAGACTTCTTTCGCGCAGATCCAAGGACTCGTCGGCTTGTCCAAGGAGGAAGTGGAGGAGCTTGAGAAGGCGGCGCGGGAACTAGGACCGAGTTTCGGCAAGTCCTCCCAAGAAGCGGCCGACGCGCTCTTCTTCATCACGTCCGCCGGTCTTAGGGGAGCGGACGCGATCGACGTCCTCGAGGCTTCTCTGAAGGCTTCCGCGATTGGTTTGGGCGACGTCAACGCGATCGCCAACACAGCGACCGCCGCGATGAACACTTACGGGGCGGCCAATCTTTCGGGGACGGAAGCGGTCGAGGCTTTGGCGGAAGCTGTCCGGCTTGGACAGTTCGCTCCGGAGGAGTTGGCGTCCTCGCTCGGTCAGGTAATCCCGATCTCTAACGAGTTGGGGATCTCTTTCCAAGAGACAACGGGTCTCATTGCCGGATTGACGAAGACCGGACTCCCCGCTTCTCAAGCTGTCACAGGTATCAAGGCCGCTATGCAAGCGTTCTTGAAACCAACGTCCGAAGCTCAACGTATGCTCGAGAAGTACGGCTTCACGACGGACGATGTCAAGAACTCAATCGAACAAGATGGTTTCTTGGCGACGATGGTGAAGCTTCGGGAAGCTTTCGGGGAGAACGAAGAAGACTTTACAAGAGTTATCGGTTCGATCGAAGGATTGAACGGTGTTCTCGCTTTGACGGGAGAGAACGTCGAGGTGAACTCTCAGATCGTCGCCGATATGACGGACGAGTTCCTCATTATGGACGAGGCGATGCAGATCGTCAACGAGACCGCGCAACAAAAGTTCAACGTCGCGATGGAGACGATCAAGGACAGCTTCCT